GTGAACTATTTGTGTGGCCAATGTCATTTTTGGCTGCCTCCTTGGTGTGGGTTACTTTGGCTTCTTGGCGTAGTCCGTGCGCTTGCATTTCGCACATACGACGGGCTTTGCGGTTCGCGGCCACCATTTGTGACCGCAGAGTTTGCAGACAATTTGCGCCATGCGTCTCCAATGCCGGGTTAGGTACCGGCCCTGATTACCAATCAGACCCAACGCTTACCGTGGAGACGGCGCGGCGAAGGTTAGTGATCTGTGTAGACGACCTCGCCGACTTGCTGGCCGTTGGCGACGATTGCGCTGGCCGCGAAGTAGAACGGTTGCTCTACGCCGTTGCTGAATCGTTCCTGACGGCCAATCTTGACGGGGTGAATCTCGCCAGCGTCGTCAACGTAGAACCACTTGCGCATGACAAAATCAGGCTGGCAGTCGGCCATGTCAACCGCGCTGCTGATTGACGACTCAGTGATCTGGCGCAAGCAAACCTCGCTGTCGGACTCGAAGCGAGAAACTTCAAAGAATCGGCTATTCAAGGTGTCAGTGAATTGCCGATCAAGGCTCCGGTACGCCTTAGCGAGAAACTCGTAAGCTGCGCGATAGTCGCCCTCATGGTTGCTGAGGATCGCGGACGGATAATCGTGGGCCATTTCATCTCTCCATGCGGCTGGTTGCCGCTGACTACGAAAACAACCTTATACGTATGCGAAACTGTTGTCAAGAGAAATCGTATTTATATATTCATTTATTTTCTGATTGAACTTCCTCCTGCTGTGAGGGATAATGAAATTGCGCGGCGGCGTGGAAGGACACGTGAGTTAATTGCCGGATTTGTAGTGCGAACGACTGCGGTCTAACCGCTGCATCGCGGCGGGGCCTCATGAGCTTAGATCAGCCGGTACTCAAGCCCGGCCCGCGCACCAATTCAGAGGCACTCATGCAAACCCAAACCATCCTTACCGGCTTTGAATCTGCACCGTGGTCGATCAACAACAACACCTCGGTAAATCCCACGGCTGCCGATGATTTCAAGGTCATTCAGTGGTCGGGTGGGATGACTACGCAGATCGTTGCCAGCAAGCCCTACGGCGGGGCAGAAGCCTACACAGCGACCTTTCCCATAGTCCCCGGTACTTCTACTTACACTCTCAGTTACCGCATGATGTTCCCTGGCGCTGCTCTCTCAGTTGCGCAGGCTCTTGAATTCGACATGATGGGCGTGGCACCTGATGGAAGCGGGGAAGTCGCCAACATGAGCTGTCAATGCGTCCCAGCGAACAGTTGGGAGTGGATGATTGCAGGTAAAGGCGGGAACTGGGTAGCGACTGGTATTTCAACTCCGCTCTTGCCGAACGTCTGGAATACCATCGCGGTCAAGTTTTCAGTGAATTGGGCTGAAAAGACTGTGACCTGCGTTTCAATCACGGTGAATGGCGTAGCTTATCCCGTAAACCCTGCTTTGGGAAACATCGCATTCGACGCGCTGAAATGGCAACCTGCTAGTGTCATGCTTTTGCAAAGGCAGTTGGGAGTAGGAGCAAACGGAGGGATTTTCTCAGTGGATGACACGGCAATTACGGTCACGCAGCAATGACCATCAGCCCCGCCGGTCTCGCCTTCATCTGCCAGAACGAGGGCTTTGTCGCGCACGTCTACGATGACGCTGCGGGACTTCCAACAATCGGATACGGGCACAAGCTCTTACCGGGCGAGTCTTTTCCGGATGGAACAACCCCCTCGCAGGCACAAGCGCTGCTCTTCAAAGACCTCGCGCTAGTTCAAAACGCCTTAGCTTTGCTGGCTCCCTCAAATTGCACACAAAATCAATGGGATGCTCTCTGCGATTTCGGGTACAATGCGGGAGTAGCAGCTTTGAAACAGATGCTTTCGCATGGCTGGGATCAGGTGCCGATGGAGATTCCGCGCTGGGTTTACGCGAAGGTGAAAGGCGTTGAAACTGTGATTCCGGGCCTAGTGACGCGGCGCAAAGCTGAAGTGACGCTGTTTGGGGCGACCTAATGAAATTCGATCTTGTGATGCTCGGCGCAATGGTGATCTTGGGGATTTTGGGACTCTGGCAGGACGCCCGCTACAACACGAGGATTCGATGAAGTTCATTGCCGCGTTGAATTCGATCAATACGCCCTGGGTGGCCATTTTGGTAATCATGATCGGCATGACCTTCGATGTGGTCTGCAAGATGTACATGATCCCAAACGATGCGGCTACTGGCGTAATTGGCGCAGGAATCGGGCTTTTGACCGGCCAAGCTCTGAGCAATCGCACAACGGTCCTCACGGAAACTACGCACGAACCTTCCCCTACGGCTCACTGAATAACCAAGGAGTTCCAAATGGCAAGTTTTACCTCAATTCTCTCCGCAATTGGCAACGGTCTCAAGAAGTTCTTCGGCATTGCCGTAACAGTCGCCACTGATGCAGAACCGCTCGTTGACACCCTGTTCCCGGGCGTCGCTGCGCTTTATAACCTCACTGTGAATGAGGTGGCAAAGGCTGAGGCGGCTGCCATTGCAGCAGGCCAGCAAAGCGGGACCGGCGCGCAAAAGCTCGCGCTTGTTCTTCAGGCGATTGAGCCTGCATTCCAGCAGTACGCGCAAGCCACCGGCGTGCCTTCGGCAGCGCAGACGGCAACAATTACCGCTTGGATTAACGGCGTGGTCGCAACTCTGAATGCGATCCCATCTACGAACAGCACTGCGCCCACGAGCTAGTTTGGGACTTTGCCTGTGCCGCCGCCTGTTTGACAGTAAGACGCTTTTAGCTTTACCCTCTTGCCAGTGTCAAAGCCGGAACGAATATGCCAGCAGGAAGGCCAAAGATTCCATTCAGCCAAGAACTCGCCGACAAGATTTGCGAACGGATCGCAACCTCCGAGCTTGGCATCGAACAAGTGCTAGAAGAGATTAGACTTACAGACGGTTTCGCTCCGTCTTCCACAACTATCTGGCGCTGGACGGAAGAGTTCGAGGAATTTCGCAATCAGTCCGCGCGCGCGAGAAAGATGCAAGCCGAATTGCTCCATGATCGCGCTCAGTTGCAAGCGCAGACTCCACTTATCGGCGTGATCGAAAAGACAGTGGTCAATGGCGATAAGATCGAAACCACGCGCACGGTCACTGACAACGTGGAGCGCTCGAAGCTTATGGTCCAGACCACTTTGAAGCGTGCAGGCCAACTCAATCCGCAGAAATACGCCGATTTGCAGCGACTGACCGGCGCGGACGGCGAGGGGCCAGTGGAGCTTTCGGTAGCAATCTCTGAGGCGCGTAAACGTGCCGGTAAGTCTGAATAATCCCGAAACATTTCTTCGGCAGGATATTGGCTCGTTTGCCACCGATCCGCTCGGATTCGTTAAGTACGCTTTTCCTTGGGGCGCTGCGGGGCCGCTTCAATCGCAGGGCATTCGCCGCTTTCAGGAAGAAACTCTCGGTCAAATCCGCGACCATCTTTCCAGCCCATATCGTTTTCAGCCGCTGCAGCTCGCAATCTGTTCGGGTCACGGGATCGGCAAATCTGCGCTCATTGCATTCATTCTCAATTGGGCTATGAGCACATGCGATGACTGTCGCGGGATCATCACCGCAGGCAAAGAAGAGCAAATGGCCACAAAGACCTGGCCGGAAGTCTCCAAGTGGTTCAATCTCGCCATAAACCGGCATTGGTGGGAAGTAACCGCGACGAAGATTCATGTTAAAGAAGGAAAACACAGGGATTCTTGGCGTATTGATCGTGTCACTTGGTCTAAGGAGAACGTCGATACCTTCGCCGGTCTGCACAACCAAGGCAAGCGCATTGTTGTGATCTTCGATGAATCGAGCACGATAGATGATCGAATATGGGAAGTGACGGAGGGCGCGTTAACTGATGAAAACACGGAGATTATCTGGGTAGCATTCGGAAATCCCACACAGAATACGGGAAGATTTCGCGAATGTTTCGGCAAGTTCAAGCATCGCTGGGTGCAAAAGCAGATTGACTCGCGGACTGTGGAAGGAACAAACAAAGAGCTTTACGCGAAGTGGATCAGCGATTGGGGAGAGGATTCAGACTTCGTTCGCATCCGCGTTCGCGGGGAATTTCCGAGGGCAGGCAGCTCGCAGTTCATCCCCGGTGACATTGTCGCGGAGGCCAGGAAGCGCGACGTTGGGGACCAGACTAAGGCGTACAAGATTCTCAGTTGCGATGTGGCGCGGTTCGGCAATAACCAGACGGTAATTGGCTGGCGTCAAGGGCTAAGGGCCAGGATCACGGATCGGATGCGCGGCAAAGATGTGATCGAAGTCGGTAAGCAGGTCATCATGCGCGTGATCCTTGAGCGGCCTCGCTCTGTGGTGATCGACGGAGACGGTATTGGTGGCGGGGTTGTGGATTACGTTCGCGCCTATCTTCCCGAAGCGTGGAAAGCGGCTGGTCTGCCTTGCGTGGCCCAGAAAGACGGAATAGTCAAGTTACCAGAATGGTTCCGTCTGGAAGAGTTTCACGGTGGCATGACTCCAGGCGACGGCTTCATGTACTTCAACCGCCGGGCTGAAGTCTGGGGAAAAATGCGCGACTGGTTGCATACGGCTGAAATTCCCGATGATGCGGAGTTGGCTGATGAACTGACTGGGCCTGAATATTTTCACTCAAATAAGAACCAAATCCAGCTTGAGCGCAAAGAGGACATGGAATCGCGGGGCTTGTCTTCGCCGGACAACGGGGATATGCTTGCGATGACCTTTGGGGTTACGCCAATCCCAAAGACGAGAGATGAGGCGTTGGCCGAGGACATCGCGGCGACTGCCGATCCACTGGAGCAGCATTTTAAGAGGTTGCGCGAGACCGAGCGAAGAAACAAGGAAAAACAGCCGTTGCAGTATTGGCAGTAGGGTGTAAGATGTTCTCGATGAAGCTCTGGCTCCGCGCGTTCCTCGGCCTTGATGATATTCCCTCGCTCGCCATGTTCAAAGCGATGGAATTGAGCCAACAGACGCGGCATAACGCGTTGATGACTGCACTGGACCGCATCGAAAAGCGCATGATTAACACGCACGTCGGCGAGCCCCGTAATTTGACTATCCCGGTGCTAGACTGGGACACGGTGCAGGCCATCGCTCTGCACGAGATGGAAAAGAACCCTCCAAAGGAGAATTAAGATGGCGCAGAAGTTCAACTTCCCGATTGGCGGTCCCGCACCACAAAAGAAACCGATGGCAAAACCCATGATGGCTGGCGCAGCCGTTGCGGAACCTGAAGAGGGTCAAGAGCCGGAAGACGGCGCAGAGATTGCCCAGCAGCACGGTCCAGCTACCGACGTCTCAATGCATCACGAGCATGAGATTGGCGTGCATCACGTGACGTCAGAGCATCCTGACGGCCATCACCACGAGTCGGATCACGAAAGCGCCGAGAAAGCTCACGAGCACGGCAAGAAGCTGGCCGGTGTCGGGCACGAAAGCTCTGAGCATGAACAACCTGAAGGTGGCGAGCAAGGGCCGTGGGATCAAGAGAAGTAGCATCAAACGGGCTAAGGAGATTTCACCATGGAATTGGTCAAGAAGGGTGAGGCGGTGGACATTGATGCCACTTTCCAGTTGCTAGATAAGCGCATTTCCGCGCTCGAACCGAAAGACAAGGCAGACAGTAAGGGCTGGACTCCAGCGCCTCCGGCTGGGGTGAGCAAAACGGCATGGACACCTGCACCGCCGAAGGCTTGATATGAGCCAGAGACATTTTGAAGAGGAAGTTCTGCGGCTGCTCCGCGAGGATCACAACAGGATCGTCGAAATTGAGAAGCTGCTCAAGAAGAAACCAGTTGTATACACCGCAATTTTGAGGGATACCATGGCCATCGGAAACATCAACGCCGGTTCGACCGGCACGTTCGCGGCAACGCTGCTCGAAAATGGCGCGCCGCTCACCACTCCCCCCGCAACGCCAACCGTCTGGACGTACAGTTGCAGTGATCCGACTGTGACGATTACGCCCAGCGCCGACACCACCAGTGCGGTCTATAGTGTTCCGTCAAATGACACTGGCACGTCGTTCCAAGCCGCTGCTTCCGCAGTTGCGCCAGACGGCACGACCGTGACAACTCCCCCGCTGACCGTGACGCTGACGCCTGGAACCACAACGGCAGTGTTCTCGGCGGTTTTGAACCAGACTGCGTAATATGCCCTACGTCTCACGCGCTCAGGCTGGCTATTTTCACACGCACAAGGCCGAGCTTGAGCGCCAAGGCGTTGACGTGGACGAATGGGACGCTGCATCGAGAGGAGAGCATAATCTTCCTATGCACACAAAGACTGTTGATCTTGGCAAGAAGGGATCATTTCAGGAGAAACCGGGCGCTCTTCACGCGATGCTGAATGTGCCTCAGGGCGAGAAGATTCCAGCATCAAAACTCGCGCCACATCCAGGCGATTCTCCGTTGCTGAGACGCAGGAAGGCATCGGCCAAAGGTTTCGCCGCGATGAAGCATTGAAAGACTCATGCCCGACACGACGCTAAATCCTCCCGAGCAGGACGAAGAAATAGAAGCCGGTCCACGCCTCACCCCACTTCAATTTCCAGACGGTTATGTTCCCGGACGCATCGCGCCGTGGATGTGCTCTCCGGAGCCTATTTACGGCCCTGAAGAGCTTGGCGAGTACATCTCTGCTATCGAGCAGATGACGCAGAACGTCAATAAGTGCGATGCCGCTGCGCGTATCTGGGAAGTCTTGCAAGCGTGGGAGATGCGGCTTTTCCGCAGAAATTATCAGTTCCTGAATGTCGGCTGGAAGGGCTGGGGGATGTTCGGCGGATCGTCGGGTACTACAGGCGCAGCTTCAATCATGGCCGCTGGCAATGCCATGAAGCTGTTTTCATGCAACGTCTTTGGCGCGCGTCACAAGAAGATCACAGCTTTACTTTCTCGCGAAGTCCCAGGCACGACCGTCGCGCCGGTGGATGACGAAGACCCGATGGATCAGGCGGCGGCGGAAGAGGCTGAGAAGTTTTTAGAGGTCTTCATTCATCAAGCGAATCTTAAGTCAGTGGTAAAGAAAGCAGCAGGCTATTTCTGCACCGATGATCGAGTTGGTTTTCTGACTTACACGGTCGCAGATCAGACACGATGGGGAACAGAGTTACCGAATCGACAGGAGCCGGTCTACGGCGCTCCAGAGAGCGAAGGCGTAACGCCAGAAACGGAGTTGGACAATGGAGAAGGCGGCGATATTCTTCAGCGGAGTGGGAATGGGGATGCTGATTCTGATGCTATGTCAGATATTGGAGCAGATACGGAACAGGGCGAACAACCCGCGCGGAGGGAGGTAACCTTCGTAGGAGGAAAACTTGAGTGGAAAGTCCCGCTCATGGCCGACGAAGAGGAAGAGATGGGCTGGTGCCGCTATCAGCACGAAGTCTCGGTCAACAAATTAAAAGCTCAGTATCCGTGGGTGAGAGACAAGATCGCCGCCGGTGGGAATGTCGGCGGAATGGACCAGATCGACAGGCTCGCAAGAATCAATGTCCGGCTGGCTGTGCAAGCGTCGTCTTCAAGCGGCGAAGCGTACAAGAATGACTCAACGGAATCAGTGACGTTCTTTAGACCCTCAGAATACGAGGGCATTGAAGACGATGAAATCAGAGACTTGTTCAATGAGACGTTCCCTGATGGACTGGAGGTTTGGCACGCTGGCGGGAACTTTGCTTTCTGTCGTAACGCGAGAATGTCGAAGCATGTGAAGTTCATTCATCCGGGACCAGGCGACGGGCAGAATAGAGAAGCGCTGCTGACCAATTATCTCCCGCTGCAGAAGGTGTTGAATGCCAACATCAGTCTCATTGATCGTTACTTCCGTTCTGCGGTTCCACGACGGTTTGCGCTCGAACCCTATATCAATACGCAACTCCTTAATAGCCAATCCAACGATCCCGCAAAAATCACCCCTGTCACTGGACTCGAAGACAAGCAACTCCGAATTCAGGACATTACCGGCGTGGAAAATGTTCCCACTCCCAACAACGCGATATTCGAGTTCGTGCAGTGGCTTATCTCTGGCGGGCCAGAGGCGATGGATGGCGGCTCTCCGGCGGCGTTCGGTGAAGCGGATGGTTCGGAGGATCAGGGGGTCTTTAAGACGACGCGGCTGAAAAGGGATCAGGCTCTTCAGGTCTTCTCAATGCCTTGGGGCGCTCTCTGTGACGGAATTTGCACGATTTCTCAGCAGGCGGTCGAATCTGCGGCTGAGAATAGAATCGCAGACTTTTCAGCATCGTTGCCGGGGCAGAAAAAGCTCAAGATTGAATTGTCAAAGCTGCAGGGAAATGTATTGGTACAGCCGGAGTCTTTGGAAATCCCACAGACGATGGCCGAGCAGGAAGAGCAACTCGCCGACTTGATTGGGCAAAGTCAAAACGTCGCTCTTTATCAACAGATCATCATGGACCCCAGAAATATCGGGATTTTCATGCGTATGCCTACGCTCTCAGGTTTGGATTGCGAGACGAAGGATAACGTCGAAGATCAGCAGGGTGAGTTTGAGATTCTGATGCGGTCCGGGCCTATCCCAAATCCTCAGCTTCAGCCTCTTGTCGATCAACTGAAGGCAATCATGGCGCAGGTTTCGGAAGGTCTAACACATCCTGAGGCTCAAACGCCGGAAGGTCAACAGGCAATGCAGGCGCTTCAGCAGCAAGGTCAGCAGTTGCAGACACAGATTCAGTCCATGCCGCCGCTTGTTTCTACGGTTCCAGTTGCTCAAGACACGAGCGAAAATCACATGATCCACGCTGCGGTAACGGTCGGGATGATGCGGAGTCCGACTGGAAGAAAATTGAAGTACGGGACGGATGAGCAGAAGGCAATCTTCCAGAATTTCGATCTTCACTGGAAAGAGCACATGCAAATGCTGAAAGCCCTCCAGCCGCCGAAGGAGATGGAGTTCAAAGGCTCGGTGTCGATTGATCCATCGAAGTTCCCGCCCGATGCACAGACGAAAATGTTTGAATCGATGGGGCTGGAAATTCCTCCGTTTGCTTTGCAGCCCCAAGATCAGACGCACGAAATCACGCAGGAAAAAGAAGGCGTTGACGCACAGGGAGTTCCGGTTAAGCAGAAGGTTTCAGTTGTTGGTAAACCGTTGACGTAAGTTGCTCGGGAAGAACTGGCTCGGGCGCGGCCAGCGTACATCTTCCTAAGCCGAGAGGCTGAGACGGCACCGAGCAAGACGCGCCCGGAAATGAGGAGACATGGACGGCGAAGGCGCAGTATTGGAAGTAGAAGAGTCGCTTGAAACTCCGGGCGGCGACGGAGAAGGCGCAGGCGAACAACCCGGCGGTGGAGAGCAGCAACAGCAGGAAGACCCCTATTCCTCGAAAGCCAGCCGTGAATACTCGCAATGGCTGAAAGGTCTTCGCGAGTCCGGCGACCCGACCGCAGCAAAGTTTGCCAGACTGGCCAAAGACAATCACGGCTCGATGTATGCCCTCAAACAGCTTGATCCTAAGGGCATTGATGGCGTTCGTGAACGGTATGCTCTGCTCGATTCCGTCATTCACAATGATCCGGAACGCGGCGAATTAAAGGGTCCGGAAGCTATCGCAGCTCTCCAAGACTCCGTTCGGGAGATTGGCGAGATTGACGCGAAGATCGCCGCCGGTGACGCAACAGCACTTGATTCGTTCGATGACGAGATGAAGGCCGGGATCGTCAAGATGGCTCCGGCGATTCTTGATCTGGCGAAGTCGATGAATCCGGAAGGCTACGCAGCCGCGGTACTACCTCACTTCGTCCAAGCCCTCGCACAGTCTGACTTGGTGTCGAACTTCAACGGCCTCGTGGACGTGCTGAACGAGCAACCTCCGAAGTGGCTTACGGATTCGCAGAAAACAGCGTGGCAGGCTGACCAGCAGCAGAAGATCGTTTCCTTGGCCGCGAACATGGGCAAGTGGCTTAACGCGCAGGCTGAGAAGGCTGGCGGCCTGAAGAATGGTGTTCCACGTGGAACAAATGGCGAAACGAAGAAAGACCCTCTCGCAGAACGTGAGGCCGCTTTTAATCAGCGCGAACAAGAGGCCCACTGGAACACCAACATTTCACCGAAGCTCGATCAGCACGCGGCGACCGAGTTTCAGAAACTCTTTCAGCCCTATGCCAAGAGGCTCAATCTCGATGCGCCAACCGCAAATGCTTTGAAGATGGAGTTCTCCCGTAGGGTCGCGCAGACCGCAGCAAAAGATGCCAATTACATCGGCCAAATCAAGCGTTACCGGGCGATGAAGAACCCGGATCCTGGGACCGTCCTTAATTTTGCCAAGGTGCAGTTCGACAAACATGCCAAGTCTGTCATGGAATCGTTAGTCAACGAGCGGTACAAGCCGTTTCTTAATGGGAAACCCCGGCAACCGGCGGCAACCGGCGGCAAGGGCGCTCCGCCGCCGCCTCCGGGCATCCAGACCGTCACTGTCCGACCAGCTGACGGCACCCACAACCCCAAGATGCGGACGCTTCAGGACGTGCACAACAAGATTTTCTACCTCAACAACGGCAAGAAGGTGCAAGTTAGGGCTTGACACCGCAAAGAATCAGCGGTTTACTGTAATGCAGTAGGCAGGCGAGCACAGAAAAGGTCTATTTCCCTTCGGCGAGTACGCCGTTAGAGGCTTAAAAGACGAAAGTCGGGGAACTAGGAGCCTGCCGAATAACAACGATTCGCGCCGGGGAAGCCGGGATACAAATTAAAGCGTAAGAGCTACTGCGAATCCACTGAATGAGACACGCAGCAGGAGTGTGTAAACACTGCCTGACTTCATTTCAGAGGGATTCCAATGGCTTTAGCCACAGAACTAGCCGTAGAAGCGATTGAGCTTGAATCGTTTGTTGAGGAGATTCCCGACCTCCAAGCGCACTTCGATAAGCTCCAGACGCGCCTTGAAAAAGGCGGCAAAAAGATTCAATGTTCCTTCAACACCAACCGTGGCGGCACCTCGCGCGCGCCGTTCTGGGCCGGAACTCGCGTACAGGGCGGAGCAGGGATTCAGCAGTTCGGTCTCGGAACGACAGCACCCATTGGCGGCGACACCTCCTCGGCTCCCTATGTCCCTGCCTGGGGGCGTGGCACAGGTTCACAGTTCGTCTCGATGTGCGCCAGCCCGATTCGCTTCGTCAACGTCTGCGAAATCTCGAATCTTGCTCAATACGCGACGGACGGCAAGGAACGTGGCTTGGTCAAGTTCTCCCGCGAGGAGATGGACAAGTCTCTTCTTGCGTTCGATAACGGCGTTGAAGCGGTTCTGAACCGCGATGGCTCCGGAACTATCGACCAGATTCCCCTCACGGCGACCATTACCACAGGCGGTTCAGGCGCGCAGACCTCCATCATCGCCGGAATCAACACCGCAGCCTCATTTGTCGATCAGCAGCAGGTTCAGTTCCTGTCGGCGGTAGGCGGGACGCTCCGTGGCGGCGCTGGAGCCACAGCGACCATCTCTTACGTCGATCCAGTGACCCAGACTTTGTTCTTCTCGACTGCCCTTCCTTCGGGAACGGCGTTGGGCGACATTATCGTGGTCAACGGCGCAACGGGTTCAGCCGGAAGCTCGGTCTACGGCAAAGACTACTGGATTCAGAATGGCAACATCGGGACATTTGGCGGAATCAACATCGCCACCTACCCCAGCCGCTTCTCTTCGCCGACGATCAACTTCGGCGGCACCGGAACCATCGTCAATTCGACCGCTCAACGCGTTCAGTCCATCCGGATGCGCGCAATGGGCGATGATTATGACAAGAATGAGAAGTGCTTCTGGTACGCCAACCCGCAGCAAGGTGTCTCGCTGGCCGGAAACTACTACAACCCCGGCTATACCCGTCTGGACGAGGGTGGAAACGAACGTGTTCCTGACGTCGCCAAGAAGCACATGCAGGACACCTGGGCCGGTGATGAGGTTGTATGGTCTTCGACCGCCGAACCTTCGCGCATGGACAGGATTGTTCCGGATGCCTTCTACTTCGGCGAGCTGTTCCCGACACGCCTGCATGAATGGACACCGGGCAACCCGATTGCAGCCGTGCCGACAAACGACGGCTCGGGCGCTTCAAATGCCATCGGGACCACATACTACGATTCGACCATGTTTGCCTACGAGCGTGCGTTCAACTTGCTCTGCCCCGAAATGCGCCAACAATTTTTTATACAGGGGTTGCCAGTTCCCGCAGATTCTTAAGCACTTAGCGGCCAACGTGGTGGTTGACAATGGTGGTCATGACGCGTAAGATTAAATCATGACCACCACAAAGATTTGCCCAACTTGTAAACTGGAGAAGTCGATCAATGAATTCATTAAGCCTCTACTATGGCGCTGTTACGAATGCGAGAATCAATCGCGCCGTGATCGCCGTCGTAAAAAGCGCGAGGAATTCTTGGCGACTAATCCTCAACCTATACGCACCTCAAAGGCGTGCACGATTTGCAAAGAAGATAAGCCTCTCAGCGAGTTCTATTTTGCGAATCGCGCGAAGGGTATTCTCTCTTCCTACTGCAAGAAGTGCCAAGTCAAGCTCGGTAATGCTCAGCGAGCCGTTAGGCCGCACGGATTTGTGCGACCTAAGTGCACACGCCTCAAAACAACGGTCGAATGGTTCTTCAATCAGCTTCAAGAGCAAGAAAATCTATGTGCAATTTGCCGCCAACCTGAAATACATCCTGTCAAGGTTGGCGGCAAGACTCGAATGCTGGCTATTGACCACGATCACAAGACTGGTCGGTTGCGCGGATTGCTTTGTTTTCGTTGCAACACTGCCATTCATCAATTTGAGAAGCACGGAGATGATTGGGGCGAAAGGGCTCTAACTTATCTCCGCAAATATCGTTGATTCTCCCTAACCGCGAGGGCGGCGCGTAATCCGCCCGGTATTTTGGAGACAGAGACATGTTCCCACGCAAGCCTTTACTGGACCGCGTTATCGTCCGGGAGATTCCGCTTTCTGAGTATTACGAGACGCAGACAGTTGATGGAAAATCACTGGAAGCTGATCTTGACGATTCACGCCGCACTGACCGCAGCGACCGTGGCGTTGTGGTTGCGGTGAGCGACAAGGTCGATGACGTTCGCGTGGGAGACACGGTTTTCTTTGATGAATTCTCTCTCTGCGATCCGGTTTATCTAAATCCGGCGCACAAGCATCGTTCGGATTTGCCGAAATACTGGCAGATGCGCGTGGCGGATTTGAAGGGCGTGAGCACTGAGCCAATACGCAGGGAACTTGGAATCCACATGGAGGATACCGTTCTTGCGTGATTGTCCTCAATGGTTCCAAGCTGCTCTAACCCGCATCGGCGGCGTGAATCAATACCGAGAGCCGATCTTCAAACTCGTCTGGTCTGAGAACGAGCGCATGGTCATCGGCGGTCGCTGGAAGAACGGGTTTGAGGGCTACAAACAAGCTCCAGCGATACCAGGAGAACCTTGCTGGGCGCTGATGGTCTGGGAGCCTGCGGAAGTCTCTGGAGGGTCATACGAGAGCTGGCAGCGAGACTTCAGGGATGAAGAAACAGGGCTTTTGGCGGTCGGTGGTTATCCGAAATACGGCGCCTATCGAGTCCTGCAAAAGTTTTTACATCGAGAGATTATTCAGCAGCCTCAAGCAAAGCAGGTGTGGGACGGGCCAATTATTCGGACGGTAGTAACGCAGCAGTTGAAAACCCGAACGTACAAGATGGAGCCTTGCGGTTTCATGCTTGACGTCATGCTTCCGATATTGATGGCGTGGAGACGTTTATCAAATCACGCGAAAGTTGCTGCTTTAAGACAGCAGGAGCAGGAACGGAAAGACGAGCACATGAAGCGGGTGAAGGACGCACGGGACGGTACAAGAATGGGCCGCACCATGCGTTCTTCGCAGTTGGTTCAGAAGCGTGCCGAGGTTATTGAGCGCGGCATGAAACAGGCAATGGCTTTAGCTTCCCAGTGTGGTTTGGGAATGAGATTGGAGACATAAATGGCATCAATCAGCACAATTCCTTTCGGCGATAAGCGTACTCAAGGTGCTATGCGCGGCGCAAACCCTGAGAACTTCAATGTGTTTTTCTCCGGCCATTCGATGAGAGAGCCACGGAGGTTCATTTACATCCACACAGTCGCGAAAAAGAGCGAAGTCATCACGCGAATTTTGTTTCCCAAGTTATTTTTGCGCGCGTGTGAGAGTGGGGAACGATATGTGACTTGCGGCGTTGTTCCCGATCCCATTTCACAAACGAGTCCAGACCAGGAACGCGGTGGATCAAGGATCGACGAACACGACGGATGGAGAGCGGCCATTGACATGCTCAATCCGCGTAACATCTCGAATGATCCTTTTCTTGGGACAAACAACCCGGATTTCTTCGCCAACCGCAACGGATCGAACCTAATTGCTCTCGGCTTCTGGCCGTCGCTGAACGAAACTCCAAACGACGAAGAAATCAAGCTCGCAGAAAAGAATCGCGACACGCGCTATCGCTGGCTGGCAAAAGAATCGCAACGTCTTGCTCATAAGTCGAAGAAAGACCTCGATGAATTTCTCCAGACTTATCCAGAGACCTACACCGCGTTGGACTCTCTGAATATCAAGACGGATTGGCACACGCCATCGATTGTGACTTCCACCTGCCCGAATTGTGGAGATGAAATCAAACAAGGTCTTGCGTTCCATAAGTCCAGTGTCACCGACAAACTCTGCGTGATTGATCCGGAAAAGGCGTACAGGGCCAAGGCGATCACGAAAGAAGAGTACGAGGAATTAGTTACGGCTCCGGCCTAACGAACTTCGCAGGAGTCAGCCCCGGATGATAGGCGCCATGTCTCCGCTGACTTTTTCGGGGCGCTCCGGCGAAGAAAGGATCATATGCCCATCGGCGGAATCACCGGACCTTACCCGAACCTGCAATCCATCGCCGATCTTTTCCGCAGCGGCATAAATGACACCTTCAACAATGCAGGTGGTCAAGGGACTGGTTACGGCGGAGGGGCGGGAATTATCATGCCCAACTCCAACCCCGATCTTTTGACGTTCATGGGTTCCGCGATTCAGGAAGTCTTTTCCGATTTAAGCAATGTCGGCTCTCCAGAACTCGTAATCGACAACTATATTCTCGAAGGCATTCCAGCACTCACAACCCAAGACCCGACCGTACAGGTTTCACTTTCTTACTCGGGATACTTCAACGGAGTCACGAATAGCGATCAATGGACTCTTCCCGGAATTTTGACCAGACTCTCAAAAGTTTCTGAGCGGTGGTCGAATACGACTGACAGTTTTGTGCCGATGCAAATGTCCCCCTTTGGCATGGCCCAGCAATGGCAGGGGGATCGAATGGGAACGTGGGAGATGAGGCAAGGTTCTTTGTGGATGCCTGGTTGCCTTCAGCCGGTCGATCTTTCGCTTAGAGGAAGGATTTCCTTTCCGATCCCGATGGGACCAAACCTGAATTTCACAACGACCTTTGTTCCGATTCTGGTTTCTCAAAACGCAATCGTCGCGAAGATGCTGATTTTGTACGCGAAGAGATTCGCACCTGAAAACTATCAGATGGCCGTAGCCGATGAGCAGAGACTGATGGCGAAACTCCGCTTGGAGACGGTAAGACAGTTGCAAGCCGCAGAGAGTTTTAGGGAAGCATTTGGAAACGAGGCCACTGCTGATTTTTCTATTCAATGGAGTTGGCTCTGATGGACGAATTCGCCGTGAATTTCGAGTGCTGCAATTCGATAGGCTTCTGCGGCCGATTCTCGCGTGAGAAACGTTCCGAGATGTCGTTTTACGCCACCGAATTTGATTGCGGATTGCCATTTTCCCTTGCGGGGCCATACTCCCCTGAATCCAGAGGTATTGCTGCGCCGCAGAGAATAATTGCACTGGTTTTGAGAATGGGTGGCTTTGCGAAGATTGGCGCGACGATTATCCAAACGGTTGCCATTGCGGTGATCTGGCATCAACTGATGGCCAGAAGTTCCGAGGATATACGCATGAAGTCCCTTGTATCTATATCTGCCGTTTTCATCAAGAATTGCTGCCGCCGCGTAATATCCGTCGCTTCTAGTGTCTTTATGGGCATTCCAGTTGTGAAGTTGAACATACGGTGCGTCTTCGCGGTCGATAAGAGAGAACTTTTCTTGCGTCAGAGTAACGTATGCAATCGACGGACCAATGGGAATGATAATCTTTCGTTTGGGCATGGGTTCACTCCTAAGGTGATTTGCGCAAGCGGGTCTGAACACCCAAATGCGACCATGCGCTAATTTTAGCAGCAGCGCGAGGAGCGCTCAAACAAATAACTGCCGCGCTGAGGAGGCGCGTCTCGTATGGCTGGAAATGGCATCGTTTATCTTCAGGTCTCTGAATTTTCTTTGGCAGGTATTGACCACACCCGCCGCAGAACCATCGTCGAAGGTCAGGCGATTGTCGCCGAAGCCCAAAATTCTCTCGCAACTTTGACCATCGTCGCAGGCGGGACGGGATGGGTTGCGAATGACCAATTTACCCTTCCGGGTGGTACGGGAGGCATCGGCAAGGTCGCCACAGTCACTGGCAGCGCAGCAGCTACCGTTTCCATCGTCTCGGCAGGCTACGGATACACAGCGGCTACTGGCGCGGCGGCAACGGCCATTCTGCCATCTTCGGGAAGCGGCTTGACGATCACAACGACCGTGACGGCCGGCGCAGCGCCTATTTTGATCACCGGCTGGAAGATTGTCTCGAATGTCCTGACGTTCACGGCGGTCAATTCCCTGACTACTGGCGGAGGACAATCAATCACGGTCACAGGTTTCACTGGATCACTGTTTTATCTCAATGGAACCTACACCACCTCGTCAGCGACGGCGAGCACAATTGTCGTTCCTTTGACTGCTCCAAATGGATCGGGAACGCAGTATGCTCTAGCCGTTCTCCAGCCGAATTACACGACCGGAGGCTTGCCGATCAATTACAACTTCATCGGCATCAACGGTACGCCAAATCCCATCCCGACCGTGGGGCCGCTTTCGACTCCGAATCCGATTCAATTCACGACCTTGGCAGGATCGGCTTTCAATTACGGGGTCAATCTCACCCAGCCCGTGAATCTGATGAAGATTTCAAGCGGGGTCACCGAAGTATCGAACGGCTCAGCGGTGACCGCAGATACCATTCGGTTTCGCGCGGAGTTCGTGAACAATAACTTCTAATGCACGGAACTTCACAGGGCGTTCCTGTACCTCTTTCGGGGATCGGCGGATTAGTCACATTGGCTAAACCTGAGACGGTCCCCGAAGGCGCATCTCCACGTACATATAACACCGATTTCAATGTCGGTTCAGCAAAAACTCGTGCGGGCCTTACTGGAGCCATCACTTACTCGGGCAGCAGCGTAGGACCGTCTGGTGGCGGCGCGGCAGTCGATACATCGCTCGGTGGCGCAGTCTGGGCGAATCCTACCAATGCACTTCTGAACACTGGCGTCTATGCGACGGCATCGCTCAGCCCTACCGTCACGCTCACAATAACAACGATTCAAGTAGTAAACTTCGGGCCGCGCGTTCCTGGGGGATTGACTGTCACCTTCACAACGACTCCGGTAAGTGGCGAGACCTATACTTTCGCTGGACTCACAACTTTTACTGAGCTAAACGGTCAATCCCTTGTTGGAGGTGCGGTAACAGGAAATTCGATTTCTTTTCAATATAGTTCAGATCCTCCTGCATATGGTCCAGCGTCTGACACCGGGACCGGCAGTTACCAATTCTCAGCTTTCACTGATGCCCTCGATATTACGCATTTCGGTTTCTCGGTTCCATCTACAAATTCACCTCTCGGCTTCGTTGTCAATGTCAAAGCATATGGTTTTCCAGCAGACTTGACGGTCCAAATGCTCAAGGCAGGCGTGCCGGTTGGGAATACTATTTCTATCCCTCTCGGATCATCCGTTAGCACTCTTACTTTTGGCAATTCCAATGATCTGTTCGGTTCTTCGTGGGCTTATTCCGACCTCAACAATACAGGTTTCGGCGTTCGCATTACGGCCACGAGTCCATTTAATGCAGCAAACGTTTTCGTCGGATACGTGACTCTTCAGGTCTTTGTCGCTCCCGCAGCATGCAATATGAACTGGGTTGGACCATTTGTTGCTCAAAACGGAGATGTAAAAAATCTTTACCTCGACGCGGACGGGAATTTCTGGGTTGAGGACGTGACAAATAATCAAGGCGTTTTGACTTTGGCAATGGAAGGAATCACGCCGGGAAGCTATGCAGTCGGGATCAACGGGCCTGATGTTGAATATGTGGCAATCTCGAATGGTCAAAGCGGTTCTGACATGCCCCTTCAATGGACTCCGCGATGGATTGACAGGATCACGCAGGTAGGACCCGGAGCAGCTCCGGCATTTTCTCCCATTGCCGCGAATACAAACACCTTTGGTATCGCGACGATCACCCAACCTCCGGAAAATTCCGACATCACCGATCCGGGAAATATCTCTGTTTTGATGTGGTCAGCAGGTCCAAGTTCTACCGCTCCCGGAAATGTCATTACCGTGTTTTATTCGCCATCTTTTTATTCTGGCGCGCCGCAACCCGGAGCAGAGGATATGGTTCTGGTCAACGCTTTTAATTCGGGGAATCCTGTCTACGTCTACATCAGCGGGACGGCTTTTGGATCAGGAACCTACTTAGTAACGTCTGTCGGAAACGCCCTTCCTCCGGGAGTAGATCACTTCCGTTATTACTTCACGGTCCAAGCCGCGACTTCAAATTATCAGCGACTCGTGGAGACTCCTGGTCAGTACCAAATGACCCTGGCGACCATGACGACAAGCGTTCCGGTTCCTGGACTTGAAGTCGGAAATGACATCACCATCGCAAGCGCTTCTGTACCTGCGTGGGATGCTCAGTGGCCCATTTCTCAGACCTTAAATTCTGGGGTCATGCAGATCACGCAGACCAGTGTCACCGGATCAGTCGCGACATACAATTACTCGGTCGTTTCAGGTGCAAATCCGGTTGTGGGGCAGCTTGTCACAATCACAAACACGGAAAATGCAGATGGAGCGCTGAATGGAACGAATCTGACCATCGTTTCTGTCTCGGGAGGGTCCTCGGGCACTTTCACGATCAATGTCTCTGTGACTTCAGCTTCATCTGTCCCTGAAGATGGTCAGGCCACAACCGCAGGCACGATCTTCGCTTTCGATCCCGGCGTCGAGACTTTAGGGACCTCAGGTAATCCGATTCTAGGAAACTCGACAGGCGGGACTTTGACGTTCGTCTCTTCGGCGGCGCAGTTAATCGGCGTCGGAACGAGAGAAGGCTCAGTCATCTTCATCACGAGGAATGGATACTACACTGCTCCTGCTCCTCCAGTCACTTTTACTTGTCCTGAAAACACAACTGCCCTTGCGGTCACGCAGATTCCAGTTGGACCGCCTAATGTCATTGCCAGAGGAATTATTCTGACTGAACCGGGACAGAACGGAGTGCCGGGCGCAAATTTCTTCATGATCCCCACGCCCGTTCAGTACATTGTCGAAAACGTCTCTTACACCGCGAGTTCGTTCATCATCAACGACAACACTTCGACCTCAGCGCAATTCAGTTTCACTGATTCTGTTCTTTTGGATGCTCTTGCAGTTGACGTGTACGGTTATAACCTCTTCAATCAGATTGAAATTGGTGACTGCGGATGGGTTGCGAGTTATGACAGTAGGAATTTCTACGGTCTGTGCTGGAATAAGGTTCAGAACTTCGTCAATCTTTCTTTTGACGGCGGCTATTTGCCTTCTGGTCAGTTAGCTCCTTTGGGTTGGAGCCAGCCCGATATTTATGGTCAGTTGGTCGTGAGTCCGAAATTCGGGAATGCTTATTATATCCAAAACACAAGCGGCGGAACTTTGGGCGTTGCCGGATTGATTTCGCAGACCGCTTTCGAGGACGCTTACCAGCAACCAATCATCGAACCGAACACCGCGTATTCAGTGAGAGTCACGGCGAGAATTCCTTCGAGTCTTACGATAGGAAATCTGGTCATTTCACTGACTGGCGGGGGGATTGTTTACGGTTCTTTCACTCTTCCGTTTGCCAGCATGAATTCGAGCTTTGCAATTTACTCCGGGAATCTTTTAACAACGGAATTCACGACCGTTCCGCCGAATCTCATCCTGAATGTTTCAGCAACAGCGATTGAAAGCGGAGCGGATGTTGAGATTGACCGCGTTGAGCTTTATCCGACCGCAATCCCGATCCTTACAACGACTGTTTATGGTTCTTACGCAGGACTCCCAGAGCAAGTTGATTCCGTGACCGGAGCAGTTGGTTTTTCAAGTGAAAATCAGCAGCCAATAAACGGCGCGATGGTCATGTACGACACGTTCTATGGCCTGAAG